GACGAAATTCGCACCGGAGGCCGCCCCGGCGCGCATGGCGTCGTCGGTTCCGGCCTGTCCGCGCAAAAGGCTTTCAAGCCGCCAGCGCCCCGGCGCGATCTCCTCGGCGATCTCGAACTGGATGATCTCCCAGCTTCCCGCATCCGAGCGGACCGCCACCGCGTTGGCCCCATTGAGCACGGCCAGACGGCTGGCGCTCGACAGGCCTCCAAAGCCAAGATCGACCAGGATCGGCGCATTGCGGTCGAACCGGCCTTCGATCTGTCCCGGCGGCATGGCCTCGGCGAGTACGCCGATGCGGGCCGGTGCGTCCAGCCTGGTTCGGGCCGCATAGCCTTCGGTTTCAACGGAACTGGAGAGAACGACCTGCCGCCAGGGGATTGCCAGCGCCCCTGCCCTCGCCCATCCGGCCTCCTCGATGCCCGTCAGCACCGGCAGATCGAGAAAGACGATTTCCGGAACGAACGGCGCATTGGCATCATTGCCCGCGTCTCCGGGATAGATCTCGGTTGCCCGTGGTGCCGCGGCCCCGGCATGGGCCACGGCCTCAATGCGGCGGACTGCGCCATCCTCGATCCGGGTGATGCGGAAACGAGTGTGCGGGGCGGTCGCGATCGCAAACCGGACCGTGTCGCCCGGCTCAACCCCGGCGGCCTGCGGCGGCAGGGCAAAGCGCAGCTGGCGGCGCAGCAGGCGGTGATCCTGCAGCCATCGGTCGGCGGTGACGCGGGCCAGTCCCGCGTCCATCGCCACACTCAAGGGCAGATCGCGCTGGCGCACGGGCTCGCCCTCAAGCCGGCGCGATCGCGCCGAGGCCGGAGCATAATCGCTCATCGGATCGGCAGAGAGCAGCACGGCCTCGTTGGCGAATTCACCCCGTTCACCGAGGACTTCCTCGAACAGCGGTCCCTCGCCGGGCTCCGCCACTGCGTCGATCTCAAGCGGCGCTGCGCCACGGTCTAGCCGCGAAGTGAAGACCAGCCCATCACGGCCTTCGCGCACATCGATGGCAAACGCCTCGACCAGCGGCGCCAACACCGCGCGCACCGAGGCGGAGTTGGAAATCACGTGTCCGGTCACCATGCCGTCGACGCCGTCGACATTGAAATCCGTCATCCCCGCCTCGGTGAGGATGGCGGCAATCAGATCCTTCAGCGCCACCGTGCCCAGCCTGCCGTTGAGCCAGTGACCGGTGCGCCAGTTGGGGCCGTCGGACCAGACCCCAGCGGACAGCGGAAAGGCCGGGAACGGCCGTGCGTCCCAGGTCCACAGGTGAATACGGTCGGCTTGAACCATGCCATCGGCATTGGCAGCACTCGACCAGTGGGCCAGGTGAGCCTCCAGGAACGCCCGCTGGGCTAGGTCGTCGCGCCCGCCCGACGAGTACCAGGGGATCGCGCCTTCCGAGGATTTGGGATCGGGAAACAGGTTGGGCTGGTTGGCACCCTTTTCGACCGCAGGACAGCCAAGTTCTGTAAACCAGAACGGTTTCGAACCCGGCACCCAGGGGCTGGGGCTTGCCGCCTCGGCGCCGCCGATCCGGTCGAAATGCTGGTTCTGCCACCAGCCGCGCAGATCCTTGACCCGGTAGACCCAGTGCTTGCCGGCAAGCCCGTCGGTGATCGGCAGCCGTTCTCTCGCATCCCGACCCGCTTCACTGGCATAAAACCAGTCGAAGCCCTCCCCGCCCTCGATCGCAGCGCGCATGGCCGCCTGATCATTGGAAAAGGCCGCACCGTCGGGATTGCCGGCCATGAGGTCCGCGTCACGCCAGTCGCTCAGCGGCATATAGTTGTCGATGCCGATCGCACCGATGGCCGGATGCGCCCAGACCGGGTCGAGATTGAAGAAGACATCGCCCGAGCCGTCATCGGGCCGGTAGCCGGCATATTCGGTCCAGTCGGCGGCATAGGTCACCGTTGTCGCACCGCCCAGCATCGCCTTGGTATCTGCCGCGAGCTGCACGAGCTGTTCGACGAAAGGAAACGCGCCGGTTTCGTCCCTCAGACGGGTCAGGCCGATCATTTCCGAGCCGATGACGAAGCCGTCGACGCCGCCGGCGGCGATGGCCAATGCTGCGTGATGCAGGACGAAACGCCTGTAGCCATCGTCCCCGCCCAGGCAGCCGACGCTGTCGCCCGAAACGACGACATCCGAGACGAGCGTTCCACCGCACAGCGCATTGATTTCGCTTCGCATGGTCGCAGTTCCATCCGGTGTGCCCGGCAGTCCCGGTGCGATGCTTGCCGTCATCCGCCCGCGCCAGGGATAGACCGGCTGGCCGGTACCGCCGGTCGGATTTGGCAGGCCATTGCCTTCCGGTATGTCCATCAGCACGAAGGGATAGAGCACCACCTTGAGGCCGCGCGCCTTGAGATCTCGGATCGCCTCGATCAGCGCGGCATCGTCAGGCGTGCCGCCATAGGCCGGGCCGCCATTGCTGGCGGAAACCAGGTGCGCGGTGGCGCGGGTCAGCCCGCCCACCTTCCAGGGCCGTGTCTCGCCGTTGCGGGCGACCACCTCGACGCCGGGGCGGAAGCGGCAATGGCTGGCGCGCAGATCATCGCCGAACCAGGCCGAAACCAGCGCCACAGATTTCAGATTGGGGCACAGCGCCTGCAATTCGTCGATGGATTGGGTCCAGTCGGTCGCGGCCTGGCGCATGTTGCGGTTGAGCGTGCGGGCTGCACCCACGCCAATGGTCTCGCGCACCTGCGTCGTCGCGTAGCCATGCTCGGTCGAACCGGGGATCAGCGCCACCGCCTCGATTGCCGGCTCCAGTCCGCCGACAGGCCGGACCACCTCGAACTGCAGCGCCGGGATGCGGTTGCCGAAATCATCAAGCGGCAGCCGCTCGAACACCACATAGGCAAGCCCGCGCCAGGCCGGTGCGCGTCCGGCACCCTGCTTGGCCTCGATCAGCGGATCGGGCAATTGGCTCGCGGTTCCCCGGTAGATCCGCATGTCGAGGCTGTCGAGATCGAGTTCCCGCCCGTCGGCCCAAACCCGGCGGATGAAGGCGACCGGCCCCTCGCAGAGCCCGAGCGCGAAATTGGCATGGTAATGATACCGCTCGACCTTCGGCCCGCCGCCCTTGCCGCCCTGGCGTTCCTGCGTCACGGTTTCCTCGAACCGGGTCGCCCAGATCAGCGCGCCGGCGATGCGCATCGAGCCGTGCACGCGCAGGATCGGCGATCCCTCGTCGGCGGAGGGAATGCGCGCGCCGCTCAAGCCCCGCCCGGCGATGGTGCGGGTGGAGTTGATCAGCGCGGTGTCGAGCATGCCGCCGACGGTCGCGCCGATGGCCGATCCGATCGCGGTGCCCACCGGCCCGAACACACCACCAAGGGACGCGCCGGCCACCTGCAGAAGAATTGTTGCCATGTCGTGTCTCGCCTTTCAGCTGGCCCGGGGAATGCGGTAAACAGCAGCAATCCGCCGCCGCCAGGAGGGAACCAGTGCGCTTTCGATCACGCCCGCGGGCTCGTAGGCGTGGATGAAACGGTCCGGGCCGGACAAAATGCCCGCATGCTTGGCAGACATCCCGACTCGCCAGCGGAACAACAGAATGTCGCCGGCCATCGCCTCCGGCAGCGGGACCGGGTCGCCGCAATGGTTTCGCGCAGCCGCCATCAGACGCTCGCTTCCGGACCGCTCGGCCCAGTCCGGTGCATAGGCGCCGGGGTCTTTCGTCACGCTTCCGGTGATCTCGGTCCAGACTCCGCGCACGAGGCCGAGGCAATCGCAGCCGATACCCTTGCGCGCTCCCTGGTGCCGGTAGGGCGTGCCGATCCAGCCGCGGGCGGCGGCGACGATGCGCTCGCCGTGAGAATCCGTACTCATGGCACGATCGGTCTTCCGTCATGAACCGTGTCGGCATCGGCATAGCCATAGGCGAAGTCGCTGCCGGGCAGATAGGGAAAGCCCTGGAAATTGAATCCGTTGCCGAACTTGGCTGAACAGGTTTCGAACGCCTTGTCGCACCCCGCGGTAACGGACAGCTGATCCCCCGGCGCCGGCAGACGCGCAAGCGGCGACCACAGCGAAAGCCGTACCCCGCCGGGCTCCACCGAATGGCTGGAGATGTCAGCGGACAACCCGGCAAGCAGCCCGGTGACGAAGCGGATGCGGCCCTGGTCGAACCATCCGGCCGGCCGGCCGTCGAGACCGCTGACGAGCACGGTCATCTCGTCGGTTACCTCGACTATGGTACCAGCCAGCGTAAACGGCGCCCCCGAAACATCCTTGCCGCAGCGCGCGTCTCCGAGATCGGCATCGCAGCGCCGTCCATAGAGCCGCCCGTGCGGCTGGTCGAGCGAAGCTGCCAGGCTGCGCAGTTCGACCGTGAACGCCTGTCCTGCCGTGCGGACCTCGCCCAGTTCCCGCGTCGACAGCAGCACATGGTCGCCGGGGCTCTGCCAGTTGACCAGGAAGGTCTCGACGCGGGCGCCGTCATAGCGTCCCAGCGCCAGATCGTCGGCGCTGATTGCCGCATCCGAAAACGCGCCCGCCACATTGGCGGCATCGGCCTCGAGCCCCAGGCCGGTCTCGACCTCGCTGGCGCGAAATCCGGTGGCGGCGGAAAACACCGTGCCGGCGAATTCGAGATCATGGTCGTGCTCGGTGAAGCCCAGCACCAGGCCATCGCTCCGCGTCACCCGCCAGGCATGACAGGTGGTGGTCGAGGTTTGCTCGAGATGGCTGGCAAGGGCTGCGGGAATGTCTCTCATGGCCGGATCTCCACCAGCGGCACGCTCGGAACCGAGCCCGCCTTGAAGGCCGCGAGGTTGATCTCGATGCGGTCGGTGTCAAAGCGCACCGGAATGTCGAACTCGTAGCCGGCGGTCACGATCGCCCCGGGGGCCGGAACAGACCCCGGCGCAATCGTCACTTTTCCGGTCGTGTGATCCACGGCGTAGTCGCCGGGGTCGAGCGCCAGGCCATTGGCAGCCAGCACGACACTGCCCTCGACCGGCTTCTCGATCCGCCGCGTGGTGGCACCGCCGGCATCGGCATAGGTCTTGATCAGTTCGAACAGGACCTTCACCCCGTCTCCCACCCCGATCTGCTGGTCGATGGCAGTGACCGCCTGCCCCGGCGGGGCCGAGGCATGATCGACCGGATCGCGGAAGCGGAACCCGTAAAGCTGGCCGCGCCGCGCTTCGAAGAACGCCGTGAGCTGATAGAGGTTCTCGAGCCCGCGCAGGCCGGTGCCCACATCATAACGACGCCGCGCGTCGGCCCAGCGCGCGTTGCGAGTCTCGCCGCCGTTCGACAGCGCCACGATGTCGGTGCGACGTGCGGGCCCGCCGCTGGCGCCGAGCGAGAGCCTGAGCGGAAACCGTACTTCGTGAAAGCCATTGGTCATCTCGTCCCCTCTCTCAAAGGCCGCGCCGGCCGCGGCCGACGGCGCGGGCCAGCATGGCGGTGACCTGGGCCTCGGATTTGGAAAAACTCTGCGCGTCCGGTGTCGTCACGTTGAAGGTCACCTGCACCGTTTGCGCAGCCCCGCCTGCGGCCACGCCGAGGCGGCCGTCCGGCCCGCGGGCAAGCGGCAGGATCGCTTCCGCGCCGGCCTCGCCCATCAGTCCGACATCGCCGCCCGGCATCGGAAAATAGGACGGTCCGCCCACCACGCCGCCATCGGCGAAGGCGTGCATCCGGCCCGGCACGCCGCCTCGGGCAAATGGCAAGAGGCGGCCGAGGCTTCCGGTCAGCCCGGCGATCGAGTTACTCATCAGCCGGTTGAGCGGGCGCGTTCCGGCGTCGACCGCAATGCCGACCATTCGGGTGCCGAGCGTTCTGAGAACGTCGTCAAGGCCGCGACCGTCGACGGTGGCGGATTTGAGCGCGCCCGACAGGGCTCCGCCAAAGGCGTCGGCCTTGCGCGTCAGTTCATCGAGCGCCCGGTCGGCGCCATTGAGATCGAGTTCGACATTGACGTTGAGGTTCGGCTCATCGGTCATCGGAAGGCTCCTTTCACGTGTGTTGGGCGGGCTCTCCGCACCTGTCCGGGTAGAGCGCCATCAGCGCCTGCAGCGACGCCCGGCTGGTCGTTTCATGCCGGTCGCCTGCGCCGGCGAGCGCGTTGAGTTCGGTGAGGCTCAGCCGCCAGAAGGCTTCGGGAGGCAGCCGCAGGTGGCCGAGGCCGAAGCGAAGCACGGACGCCCAGGGGAAAAACGTCCGGTCCGACATCGTCACCTCCCTGCCACCTGCGGCCCGGGAGGGTTTTCGGGCCTGTCCGGAGCCCGGCCCTCCCGATCGGGTGTTGATTGTGAAAACCGATCTGCCTCTGTGCCGCCGAAGCTCAGCCAGAGCAGTTCGGTGGCAATGCGGGCAAAACCCGCAGCCCCGCCCTCGGTCGACATCTCAGCCACGTCCTCGTCGGTGAGCCGGTTGCCGGCGTCGCGAAGCCCCGCGCCGACGATGCGGATGATGTCGCCGGCGGAAAGTTTTCCGGCCTCGAAGCGCTCGGCCAGCCCGACGAGATCGCCGACGCCGAAGGCGCTTTCGAGCTCGGCCAGAGCGCCGAGCGTCAGGCACAGGAGCCGGGTCTCGCCATCGAATTTCGCCGCGATCTCGCCGCGGCGCCGGTTGGGATGAATGGTCATCGCCGCCTCAGACAGCCGCGAAGGCAAGCGCGCCGGCGGATTCGAGCGCGATCTCGAAGGTCATCTCGCCGTCATGGCGGCCGGCATATTCAAGTGCCGTAATCTGGAACGGCCCGCTCACGGTACCGAAATCCGGGATCGCCACCTGCCAGTCGCGGATTTCGCTTGCGAAGAACACGCTTCTCGTCAGCGCATCGCTGGCCTGGTCCTTGAACAGGCCGCCCCCCGACAGCGAGGCGCGCTGCATGCCGGCGCCGCCGAGCAGTTCGCGCCAGCGCCCCGCCGATTCCGCATCGGTTATGTCGACGGCCTCGGCATTGAAGGCCAGCCGCCGGGCGCGCAATCCGCCAATGGTGACGAAACTCCCGCCATCGTCGATCTTGATGAGCAGGTCCTTGCCTTTCTGGGCGGTCATGGATGTGTCCTTTCTGCGTGTGGGATTGAACTTCCGGCGCGAACCGCGATCACGGCTCGGTCACCGCCCGGAACCTGATGCGCGCCAGATGCAGCGCGCTCCTGGGCGCGCGGCGGCTGACTGTGCGTTCATGGCGGAGGTTGATCAGCGCCGCAGCGTCAAGCGTCAGATCCGCGTCATGGAGTGCTGCGCGAACCGCGTCGGCCAGTTCCACCGCCTGCTTGCGGCCGTTCTGCTTGCTCCAGGCCTCGACCTCGAAACGGTGTTCGCTCCCAGCCTCGTCCCCGGTGGAAAAATCGGAACTCGTAATCTCGCCCAGCACCAGGTAGGGCGGCTCGGCGCGGGTGATCAGCCGGTTAAAAATCCGGCCAGCGCCGATGATCGCGACAATGGCGGGATCAGTCGAAAGACGCTCGACCACAGCCTGCTGCAGTTGATTGGCGCTCATGGCCGGTTCTCCTCGCAGTCGCAGATCAGGTAGCGGCGGCTCTCGTCCGGATCGCGCACGGCGCGGATCAGAAGCGTGCGGCCGCGGAAGACAAAGCGCATCGCGTGGCTGACATCGTCGCGGTAGCGGATGGTGATCCGGTGCCTGACAGGCGCCAGATCCGCGCCCGCCGCTTCGGCTGAGACAGCGCGCCGCGGCTCGATCCGCGCCCAGAGGGCGGCAACCAACGTCCAGCCTCCGGCAATGCCGCCCTGCCCGTCCGAAGTCTCCGTGGGCGTTTCCAGAGTGAGCCGGGCATTCAGCCGTCCGGGATCGACAAACATCCCCGCCATCACAGCGACCTCCGCAGCCAGGGCGCGATCAGCCGGTCATAGCCTGGCGGGATCGCCGCGGGCTGCATGTCCGGCGTCACGGCACCGCGGAACTCATACAGGTAAGCGGCATGGATCAGGACCGCGCGCCTGAGTTCCGGCGGCACCTCGGCGCCCGAACCGAAGCCCGCGGTGAACTCGATCTCGATGCCGTTGATCGGCTGGCCCGGCCTCTGGCGCTCCCGGGTCACGAGCCGGGCCGGATGCGCGTTGCCATCGAGCACCAGGCCCGACAGGTCGAGGGTCTGCTCCACCCCGTCGGCGTCATAAAGCAGAATCGCATCAATGGTTTGAACCGGCGTCCTGAGCAACTGAATCACCCCTTCGGACGGCCAGTCGTCGAGAGCCAGGCGATAGCCCTGGCTGATCAGCGCCACGCCGGTGACCGCTTCGAGATGGGCGCGGGCAACGCGGATCAGGCCTTCGAGAAGGTCGTTTTCGTCGTCCGCATCGATGCGCAGATGCGCCTTCAGTTCGGCAAGCGTCACCGGTTCCGCCAGCGGCGGATCGGTCGAAATCAGGGTCATGGCTGTCTCCGGGCGGGGTCGTGTCGGGGGTTCAAGTCCCTCCCCCGGAGGCCGGGAGAGGGGTTTGCAGCGAGGACCGGAAGATCGGTCAGGCGGCGAATTTCAGAAGCTTGATCGCCTCGAAATTCTGCACCCCGCCGCCGACGCGCTTGGTGGTGTAGAACAGCACGTAGGGCTTGGCCGAATAGGGATCGCGCAGGATGCGCACGCCCGTCCGGTCGACCACCAGGTAGCCGCGGCGGAAATCGCCGAAGGCCAGCGCCAGCGCGTTGGCCGCCACGTCCGGCATGTCCTCGGCCTCGACCACCGGAAAGCCCATCAGCGAGGCGGCCTGGCCGGCGCCCGCCGGCGGCATCCAGAGATAGTTGCCGTCGGCGTCCTTGAACTTGCGGATCTGGCTTTGCGTCTTGCGGTTCATGACGAACCGCCCGTTCTGGCGGTGGCCGGCCTTGAGCGCATAGATCAGCTCGACCAGCCGGTCGGACGGATCGGTGCCGAAGGCGCCGGCAGCCCCGGTGGCGACGAAGCCGAGATTGCCCCAGCTCCAGGTGTCATCGGCGACACTCGGATAGTCGAGGAAACCGCGCGGCTTGTTGACGCCGTCGCCGGCAACAAACGCCGCCCCTTCCTGCTCGGCAAACGCCGCCTCGACTTCGCTGGCGATCCAGCCCTCGATGTCGACCGCGCTGTCCTCGATCAGCGAGGCGGTGGCGGCGGGCATGGCATAAAGCTCCATGGTCGGAAACTGCAGCTCGGCGAGCTGCGGCGCGTTCGTCTGCGGCCGGGCGTCGGTCTCGCCGACCCAGCCGGTGGCCATGCCGTTCAGGGCGAACGGCTTTTTCAGCACCGCGCCTGAGACCTGCCGCACCGTTGCGATCGAGCGGACCGGCGAGAGTTCGGACAGTCTGCGGCCGATCTCGCTGTCGAGCTCGTCGGGCACCAGATAGCCGCCGTCGGGATCGCTGCCCGCCGACATGGCCTTGAGCTCGGTGGTGCGCAGCGCCGCCTCGTCGCCGCGCCGCACATAGGCGTCGAAGGCCTGGCGCAAGGCGGATGGCTGGGCAGCGCCGCGTCCGAGATCGGGCCGCGCGCGCTTGACCAGCAGCGCGTCGAGCGTGCGCTTCTGCTCGTCGAGCGCCAGATCGATGCGGGCCATCTTTTCCTCGGTGATCACGTCCGTGCCGCCGCGACGCTCGATCTCGGCCAATCGTTCCTCGTTGGACTGCTTGTAGTGCTCGAAGGCGGACATGAAGTCCTCGAAGGCGGCGGAGACGTCGGCGTCGACGCTCTTGGTTTCGGGCGCGCGCGGCGCCCTGGTCTGGAAGGTCATGGGTCGTCCTTTCAACAGGGTGTTGTCAGTGGAAGGGTCGGAACGGCAAAGCGCCGCAGTCAGCCTGCGCAGCTGCCGTTCCAGGCGTTTGAGATCCTCCGGGACGGCATCCCGCCTGTCCGAAAGCGCGCCGTAGCCGCAGGCGATCAGCCCGCGCGCCTGGCGTCTGGTCAGCCCCGCATCCCGCGTGAGCCGGCGTTCGAGTTCGCGCTCTGTCAGCGGCGCGATCAAGGATGCCGCCTTGACCGCGGTCACCCGCGCGCCCGGCTGCATCGGAAACGTCACCACCGAGATCTCCCAGAGATCGGCGCTCAGGATCCGGCGCACCCCGGCCCCCTTCTCGTTGCGGGCGCGCAGCGTCTGGAAGCCAATCGACAGGCCGTCGAGCGCGCCGGATTTCATCAGCTCGTGCACCTCGCGGGCGCGGGCCACGCCGAGCGACAGCTTGCCCTCGACATGCAGGCCGCGCGCATCCTCGCGGATCGACAGCCAGCGGCCGATCGGCTGGTCCGGGTCGTGCTGGTAGAGCATGCGCACGTCGCCCGCCCCCCGGCGCTTCAATGAGGCTTTGAAGGCGCCGGGCTCGATCACGTCGCGGCCGAGATCAACCGCGCCGAACAGGCTGGCATAGCCGGAAAAACTGCCGTCGCCGCTCACGTCCTCCAGGGCCAGATCGACGCGTTTTCGCTGCCGTCCGGGGTTTCCGTACGTTGTCATGGTGATGTCCTTGTTGGTGTCGAAGTCGGTTTGCGCCCGGGGGGTTCCCGCTCACGTGTTGCGAACCTACCCGGCAGTCAGCGCGTCGGGCCGCGCCCTGTGCGGTCGGCGATGCGGGCAAGCGCGCCCAGCACCCACCAGGCGGTCATGCTCGCCGCCGCCGATCCGGTGAGCAGGGTTTCGGCCGGCGAGAGCATCTGGCCCACGCCCATCCATTGCGTCAGCGCCACGCCCGCAGGGCCGCCGAAGACCAGGCCCGAGACGATGCCCGCGACCGCACGCGCCACAGCTTCGCGTGCGCCACGCGGCATCATGTAGGCAAGCGAGACCAGCGCCCCGGCCAGCGCGCCGGCGATGCGCGTGGCAAGCATCGCGGGATCGGGATCGATGTTGGGCATTGCTTCACCTCCGCCTCTGGCGGTCCATTCCGCTTCACAGATTGATTCACCTGGCTGCCGGACTGAATCCGCTTCAGCCCGCAACACGTTGATATCCCACGGCTTCCCGCTTCTCCTCGTCGGTGAGGAAACCGGCGGCGGCGAGCCGGGCCCACAGCGCGTCGCGCTCGGCCGACAGGCCCGGCAGCCGGTCGGCGTCATAGTCGATCTTCAGTCCCGCGCCGTAGACCGGCTGCAGCCAGGCGGTCAGCGCGGCTGCCGTGCGCGCCACCAGCGGCAGCACGGTCAGGCGGCAAAAGGCGCGGTTGGCCTCCTGGTAGTTGGCGTAGGTCAGGTCGCCGGGGATGCCCAGAAGCATCGGCGGCACGCCGAGCGCCAGGGCAATATCGCGCGCCGCCCCGTTCCTCGCCTCGATGAAATCCATGTCCCGGGGCGTCAGCCCCATCGCCTTCCAGTCGAGCCCGCCCTCGAGCAGCATCGGCCGTCCCGCCCGTCGCGCACCCTGGTAGCCGTCCTCGAGTTCTGCCTTCAGCCGCTCGTACTGCTCCGGCGTCAGGTTGCCGCCCTCCTTGGGCTGATAGACCAGCGCGCCCGACGGCCGGGCGGAATTATCCAGAAGCGCCTTGTTCCAGCTCATCGCCGCATTGTGCAGATCGAGCGCCATCAGCGCCGCCTCCAGCGGCGCAAATCCCAGATGATCGTCGAGCGGATGAAACAGCTTCAGGTGCAAGAGCCCCGGCCCCTCTTCCGGGTTGGCGGCAAAGCGCTGCCGCCGTCCCCCAGACTGATGCTCATAGGCCACCGGCCAGCCGTCCGGCCCCTCGATCACCCGCATCCGGTCGGGCCTGAGCAGTTGCAGCCCGGCGATCCTTGCGCTGGCGCCGACCGGGTTGATCCAGCCATTGCCCGAGAGAACAAGGTGACCGTAAAGCGTCTCGAAAAACCCGTCGCCCGCACCGTTCGGATCGGGCCGATTGAGCAGATCCTTGACCGGATGCCGCTCCTGCTCGCGTCCGCCATCGAACACCACCCAGGGCACCGAGGCGGCGGCCTCGGCGATCATCCGCGTGGCACGGTGCGCCACCGGATTGCGCATGAAGCCTTCGCGGGCGATCGCCGCGTAGGAGCGCCCGCTCCAGCTTGCGCCCGCGTCGCCTGACAGCGCCGCAATGGCGCCGGGCAGCCAGCTCTTGGCGGCGGGTGCCGTCCTGGCCTTGCCCCGCGTGAAGGGAAGCCTCAATCCGAATGCCATGGTCAGATCCTTTCAAGATCGAAAAGCAAAACATTGCCTGCGGTTCGCCGCGGCCGTCCCACACCTCCGTCACCCCGGACCAGATCCGGCATGACGGAACTTGGGGCCGGCTGCAGTGCTTTCCTCTCCCCCCGTGGGAGAGGATAGCAAGTCCGCATGAGGCAAAGCCGAATGCCTGGACGCGCTTGGTGAGGGGCGATTGCCCCGACCCGCCTTGCCCCCCGCTCACAAATGCCGAACCTGCGGCTCGCTCCGGCGGCCGAGCATCAGCTCCGTCAGCGCCCAGACCAGCGCGTCGAGCCGGTCCGGAGACCGCCCGGAACTCAGGCCGTCAGGTCCGAAATCGCACATCTGGTCCTCCAGAGCCGCGAAGTGGCCGGCGTGGACCACCCGGCCCTGCTCATAGAGGGCGGCCACCGGTTCGGCGCGCAGCCACTTGCCGCGCGTCGCGCGCACGGTCCTGACCGGCAGCGTCGGCTCGACGGTCCTCAGAACGCTGGTGACCATGTCGCCGCCCTGGTTGATCTCGGCCACCACGCAATCGGCGTCGAAGCGGCGGTAGAGCCGCGCCACCGCTTCGGCCCAGCGGGTCGGGCTTGCACCCTCGACCGAGCCGTCGGCCAGCACCACCGCGCGGCCCTCCGCATCAAGGCCGACGGCAACGATGCCGCAGCAGGAATGCCGGGCCTCGCCCGAGGCCGGCGGATCGACCGCCACGACGATCCGGGCAAGCGGCCCGTGGCCGCGCACCACCAGCGCCTCGATCTGGTCGCGCCGCCACAGCCCGTCCTCGCGGTCGGCGATCAGTTCGCCGTCGAGTTCCTGCCGTCCCAGCCTTGTGCCGCCGTAGCGCGCCCTGATCGCGTCGAGAAACCCCGCCGCCAGGTTCGCCGCATTGTCTTCGGTGCGGATCCGCGTCACCCGGGTGGCCCTGTCCTTGACCAGCGCCAGCATCAACGGCGTCGCCCGCGGCGTGGTCGTCACCAGCTGCCGCGGGCGCTGCCCGAGGCGGAGACCGAATTGCAGCATGTCCCAGGTCTCGCGGCTATGCCGCCACTTGCCGAGCTCGTCGCACCAGGCGAGATCGAATTGCGGGCCGCGCAGGCTCTCGGGGTCTTCGGACGAAAACATCTGCGCCACCGCGCCCGAGGGCCAGACCAGCCGGCGCCGCGTCGCCTCGAATGTCGGGCGCTCGGCCCGCGCAATCCCCATGATCCCGGAAATGCCGTCGATCATCACCTCGCGGGCATCGCCAAAACTCTCGGACACCAGCGCGATGCGTCCCTCGCGCCCCAGTCCCGGCAGATCGCCGGTGGCAAGCGCGTGCACCCATTCGGCCCCGGCCCGGGTCTTGCCCGAGCCGCGGCCGCCCATCATCAGCCAGGTGCACCAGTCGCCTTCGGGCGGCAATTGTTCGGGCCGCGCCGTCAAGGACCAGTCATGGGCGTGCGCCATCAGCGTCCGGTCGTCAAAGCGGGCGATGTGGGCTGTGACCAGGTCCTCGGCGAAAAGATCCCCGGCGGAAAAGTCCCCCGTGCCGGGCGTTGCCGCCTCCCGGTCCCCGGCATCCCGGATATTGCCGGGCAGGTCCGGCACCGTGAGGGCCGGGCACCGGATTGTCCCAGACGCTCGCTGCCAGCCTTGCCGCAAACCAGGCGGACACTGCGCTGGCCGAAAGAGGTGCCAGCGGCGTGAGCAAGGGCGCGGTCCTCGGAGCGGTCCGTACGGCGATGCTCATGGCCGCACCTGCCCCGCCTCATTGGCCTCTTTGGTCTCATGGGTCTCATGGGCTTCATGGGCCTCGTCCGGCGCGCCTGCCCGCTCGACCGCCAGCCGCTCGGCGGCGGCGAGAATGAGCTGCCGCACCGTCTGCCGCAGCTGCTCGCGCTCCTGCGGCCCGAGCCGCTGACCGGCGGCGCGGGCCTGGTCCTCGGCGATCAGCCGTTCCATCTGGTCGATCTTCTCCAGCGTGCGGGCAATCAGCGCCACCTGGTCGACCGCCGCCTTGCCCTCGAGTCCGTCCTCGCCCAGCCGTGCCGCCTCGCGGTCAAGCACCGCGCGCATCCGGGCAAGCATGGCCCGGGTGCTCTCGGCGGAAGGCTTCGCCGCATGGCCCTCCGGTACAGGCCCGGCATCCGCCGCCCCGTCCGCGGCGGCCACCGCATCCATGGCGGCCCCGGTCTGCACGCCCGGCACGGTCATTGGCGTATCGATTGCCCCAACCGCAGCCGCGTCGCGGTCCGTCTGTTCCACGGGCGCCACCGACTGCTTGATCTCGAACGGCTCGAGCGCCGTGAGCAGATCGATCAGCCCGTCGACCAGCGCCAGCTCGCCCGCGACAGAAACATCAGCCGCGGACAGCCCCAGCCGCCCGGTGGCCGCAAAAGCCTCGGTCAT